GCAAACGCACCTCTGGCAAGAGATATGCCTAATCCAAGCATGACTTAACCTAAATATATAATGCAACTACCAGCATTAACGGTCACGGCACTCCATCTGCCATAAATCGTAACCCCTGCTGGAAATACATCTGTGTTTACAATAGAGTTTCCATGTGTAGATGTTCCTGTACCAAGAAAAGAAGCATCTGATTGAGTAAGCGTAGTAAAAGTAGTATCTTCAAGCATTGTGACTGCTACTACCGTACCAAGACTTGCACCAGATTCACCAGCATCTAAAACTGCTGAACCAGCTTGTCCTAAACTTACATTGTTTGATTCTAAAACTGAAAATTGTCTTAATGACATATTAATCTCCTTGAATTTTTAATCACTTACCGCCCAAGATAATTGACATTTGTGAAATAGGGGGACGGTTAAGCCCCCCCATAATTTACGCTATTAAGAAGCGTTTGTGAATTTGTATCCACGAGTAGCATTCAATAAAGCACCACCATAGATTGCATCAGCAACCACTTTAGTACCCAAATGATCTACACTATATTCTGATTGCATTCTAACACCTTGTTGCATAGCGAAACCAACTGCGGATTTATCAAAGATAACTCCACTTACTTCAGTTCCAGCAGTTCCAAGTGCATTAGTCATAATAACAGGCATTCCGTATGCTTTTTCAATCATACCACTACCTATTGCACTATCGCCACGAGCATCAAAACGAACTAAACGATCTTCATGCAATAAATCAGCATAAACAGTTGGATTAACTGCAAATACTAAATTACCATCACGATAATCTAAATCAGCTTCACCTAAAGAAGCAAGACCAGCTTGAAGTTCAGCAGATGTGATAATATCATCAGTACCTAAAGTAGCACCGCTTGAAACAGTAATCACTTTACCAGCAATGAAAGCATCAATCTCTTTTGCTAAAGAATACGCAAATGCTTGCGAATATTTAGCAACAAGACCTTCATTAGCTTGAACGGTTGCCATATCTTCAAATATCTTTGAAGCATACTTATGCTGATCAATCGTAATGTCTGCGACAGATTCAGTCGTAGCATCGTATGAAACCGCAGTATTCTGAGCTTTTGTCTGTACTGCGACTTCAGATAATTGCGGTACATGGATAGTATCGCCTTTACCTTGCACAAATTCAGAATAATCATCAACTAATGGACGAAAAACAAGTTTTCTTTCCAAATAACCATACACATAATCAGACCAAAGTTCAGGTATGAAATCATCAATTTCATCTAAACCTGTATTTCCAGCCCCTAAAGCACTATAACTCATATTTATCTCCTATATGAATCTAATATTTCGCCCCAATTTTTCTTACGATCTTCTTGTTTCATTTCATGGATATTACCGAGTTTCTGTTTTGGAATTGTCCCCTGTCTGTCAGGGGGGTTTTGCTTCCGTTCAGAAAATTCATTAACAATATCTAATAAAACATCCGTATCGACATTGGAGAACTTTTCTCTTTTCGATTCAGGAAGTTTTGATAAAGCATCTTCACGCAGTTTTCCATCCATCATAACGTATTTATCCTTAAAAGGTTTATACGATTCGACTTCTTTTTGAAGTTCGGCATTTAATTCTTGCCATTTCTCTTCTTCAGCGAGTTTAGCTTTTCTTGCTTCCTCTTTATTTTGTTCAAAAGTTTTAAGTTCATCTCGGAGTTTGTTTCTCTCGTCAATAACTTCATTTAACCTTGAACGTGGTATATCATTTGGTTCGGGTTTTGTCCCTTTTTCCTGTTTTACATCCGTTGTGATGTTTTCTTCTGACATTTTCACCTCTTTAGTGAGTTGTGGATTAATAAACTAAACAAGATTCATTTATCTTATTTAGTTCTTGTATTAAATCTATGCGTAATGTAAGTTACTTATATACTCTAATGCAAGAAAAAAATTACGAATTTAAGAAAAAGTGGTTTGAGTATCTCGAATACCAACCACATAATGGGCAATTAGCGTTACATTTTCCCCAAAAACCCAATGCAAGATTCCATGTTATGGTCTGTGGGAGAAGATTTGGGAAAACTTGGGCGAGTGCTATGGAAGCCACTTATGTAGCATCACAACCTAATAAAAGAATTTGGGTTGTTGGTATGTCGTATAAAAAGGCTCGACTCATCTTCAGGGAAATTTGGCAAAGAATGGTTGTTGGACATCCTGAAGATATTATTAGATCGTCAGAAAAAGATATGTATATTAAGTTTAAATGGGGGACAACTGTTGAGGGGATGTCTGCTGATAATCCCGATTCACTTGTTGGAGAAGGCTTAGACTTACTCGTGATTGACGAAGTTGCCAAAATGAATAAAAGAATTTGGGATATGTATTTATCCCCAACTGTTGCTGGTCGAAAAGGGAAAGTAATCTTTATTACAACTCCTGAAGGAAGAAATTGGATTTATGATCTATATAAACTTAGTGAGCAAGATGAAGAATGGGAGAGTCATTCATCACCATCTTGGATAAATCAACATGAGTTTCCTCTTGGGCTTGAAGATACTGCTATTTTAGAACGTAAACGTAATATGTCTCCCGAGCTATTTGCTCAAGAATTTGGTGCTGAATTTTCAGTATTTGAAGGTAAGGTATGGGACTTCAACCGAGATTTAGATGTTGGAGACTTCCCATACGATGCTAATTTACCAACTTATTGCTCTATTGACTTTGGTTATAGAATGCCAGCAGTAATATTTGCACAAACTCAATGGATAGGTGAGATAGAACATATTAGAATATTTGACAGTATTCTGCACAAACAGAATGTTAAAACAGAAGATTTAATCAAGATGATTAAAACAAAAGGCTATCCAATAACTTCATATTATGGTGATCCAGCTGGTAGTTCTGTCCAAGGGCAGAGTGGGGCTGGCGATATGGAGATATTTAGAAGAAGTGCCATTAGAGTACTCTGTATGAGAGATAGAGAGAGCAGAAATATAACTGCAAGTGTTTCTTATGCAAGAGGTTTTTTCTCAAGTGCTGATGGCACACGAAGGATTCACGTTGATTTGAGGTGTAAAGATGTTATTGAAGACTTTGAAGAATATCGTTATCCCGAAACAGAAGATGGTAAACCAATTAAAGAAGAACCGATAAAAGATGGATACCATGATCATGGCAATGATGCCTTTAGATATTTCATAACAAATAGATTTCCAATCAAAAATAGAACAATGCAAAGGATTCAAAGATGATTAGTCAATTAATAAAAGATAAATTGCAAGAAGTAAAATTGAAACAGTCCTACGAAAAAAGAAAAGAGATTCGTAAATATTTGGATTATTATTCAGGAACATCAACTAATGAGTATATTAAACAATACTTTACAGGTGATGCTTTTGGAGAGATACCACCATCTCTAACAAATTTTACACGAAAATTCATAAATAAGATAAGTCGTATATATACTTTAGGGGCATCGAGGACAACAGGCAACACAACAGAACTTTACAATAGTTTAATACCTACAAAAGATGTTAGAATGAAGCATTCAGAGAGAATGACTCGTCTTGTTGGAACGATTGCTAATAGAGTGTATTGGGAAAATGATAAATTTGATTATAGACCGATATATTACTTTGAATCGTACTTTGGAACAAATCCATTTAAACCAGATGCAATAGTATATCCCTTATTAAACAAGACATCTGATTTATCAAATACAGAATCATTGCAATGGGAATACTGGGATGCTGAAAAATATGCTATTCTTGATGAGTATGGAAATGCTTCGAGTGAAGAAGTTAACCCCTATGGAGTAATTCCTTTTATTTTTACACATAAAGAAGATCAGTTGGACTCTTTTTATGTGGAGGGTGCTAATGATATTATTAATTGTAATGAACAAGTGAATATCGGTCTTACAGAAATGAATCTTGGATTGAGGTTTAATATGTTTGGTCAACCTTGGGTAAAAGGATTACGAGCAGATCAAGGTATGCTTAGAACTGGCTCTAATACAATTCTTGATATGGGGGATGATGGTGAATATCACGTTACTTCACCACAAGGCAATGTTCAAGAAGCAATCGAAAATATCAAGTTCCAAATTGAACTTGTAGCATCAAACAATCATTTATGGATTCAATGGGCAGAGTCAGGCGGTGAAGTTCCATCTGGTATCTCTTTAATGATTAAAGACCTTGAAAGAAAAGAAGATTACTTTGATGATATTGCAATGTGGAGACTATATGAAAAAGATTTTTATGATGTTGAAAGAACTATTGCGGAATATAATGGTATTCATTTATCTGAAGAATTTGGTGTGGATTTTGCGGAAGTCGAATACCCAACAACGGTCCAAGACCAAATCCTAAGAGATAGTTTTGATTTAGAGCAAAACTTAATTACTCGTGCCAAAATTATGGTAAGGGATAACAAAGATTTAAATATAGAACAAGCACAGGGGATTATTGATGCAAACAGACAAACAAATGACAAAGAAAATAAACAGTCAATCTTTGCTCAATTCCGTAAGGAAGCTGGACAAGATCAATAATATTGATATAGAATTTGATGGTATAATAGAAGAAATTCTCGATGACCCTATCAGTTGGGGTGAAAGACAGATTGAGAGATTTATTCTCGAAAATGAAAATAAGTATTTAGAATCAAAGAAACTTGGAAAGGACTTTTGGGATGAAATTAAAGATGGAAGTTAATTTTGACTTTGGTAAACTTGCCAATAAATTGCCTAAAATTATCGATAATCAACTTGATATGATGATTATAAGTGCTGAAAGGGGTTCTAAAGAAAATATTGACAAAGGTGTTACTCCAAAATTAAAAGATTCAACTATTAGAAAACGAAAACGCAAAAATATAACAGGGACAAAACCCCTTTATGAAACTGGTGAATTATACAGAAGTATCAAAGGATCAAAAGATGGCTTGGAAATCCAACGTGGTGGAATTTGGCATCATAAGGGTATAGAAAGACCTCAACGACCATTTATACAAGTATCTAATAAAGATATTACGCCTACTTTTGATAAATTCAAAAAAGAACGTAAAGAAGCATTGCATTTATCAACCCCCATTAAATCGAGGTAATTATGCCCGAACAGGAGATATTAGATGACAAAGACAGAGAAATACTCTTATGGATCGCACTCGGACTCTCATTCGACATTAGAGTCTTTAGTGAAAGACTTGGACAAGAAATTGAAAGACTTAGAAGAAGTGGTGTTAGCGAACAATCAATTATTGGGGTTCTTGGTACAGATTTTAAGCGGAGTGGAAGAATCTTCGGAGAGTTTAAAAACGCAATCAAACGAGGACTTGTTGGAGGAATTAACCAAGCATTCCGCAGAAGCGGAGAAATGGGGCAAAAGTTAAGATGGATTGCCATTTCAAAGAATGTATGCCCCGATTGTGAATCTCGTGCTGGCGAAGTTGATACATGGGAAGGATGGGAAGCAAGAGGAATGCCAGCATCGGGTTGGAGTATCTGTAAAGAATATTGTTATTGTCAGTTGATGCCTGAAGGTTTAGAAATTAGTGATAACTTGAGAATATGAAGAAATTCAAAATCATAGAATGGTATTGTGAAAGATGTAACTGGGATTGGAAAACACTTTCCGTAACTGATATTGTAGAAGAATGTCCAAAATGTCATTCTACACAAGTAAAGAAATCTAAGACTAATGTTTAATAATGCCATAAGGTATAACGATTTATTAGATTCTATGTATAGTTATTCTATAACTTATTATACGTTAGTATAATAGTATCCGAATATTTGATATACCCCTACCCCAATTTTTCGGTATAGGTAATAGCTAAAAACGGCATTTAAAGGCACTCTATACATACACCCCCTACTTGATTTTCGGTATACCCCCTATCAGTTTTTCGGTATAGGGGTATGTAAATATCTCTTACCCCCCTACCGAATTTTCGGTATACCCCCCCTAATTTTAGGGTTCTAATTTCTCTCTTTCTATTATTTTTTTCTGCCATTCTTTTCTTTGATGGGGTGTTTGTCTGCCTGCTTTTGGAGGTGATAAACCAACTTTTTTGGCACGAATATTCCATGCTCTTGCCTCTCTACGCTTCTTATTCTTACGATTATTACGTCTAATTGATGGCGATTTTGGTGGTTCAACCCTCTTTACTCGATCTTTTTCTTCTATAATAGGTCTTTCAGGCAGAACGACCATGTTATCTTCGACAATCTCTGCTTCTTGGACTTCAGCATTCTGAAATACTTCTGATTCTTGTGTACCGAGGAACTTCTCAAAGGGGGATTGGTGATTTTGAATCTCAACTCGTTTTATCAATTTGCCTGAATGCTCAAGAACCAATCTACCAGCTTGTACATTCCCACCTTCAGCTTCACGAATCATTGAATTGAGAACAGAAGGTAACTTTGCCCCGAATGAGATCATGTATTTTTGATAGAATACTTCTATAAACTCGGGGTCCTTCATCCAATGTTGGACTGCCCCTTTAGACACACCAGCTTGGTCAGCAATCTCTTGATATGTTGCTCCAGCATTAGCAATCATAAACTCTAATGCCCTAACTTTGGTAGGTTTCCAATTAACTGGAAATCGTGTACTCATTTAATATACCTTTTTAGTTAGTATATTATAAGTATATTATACCATTTAATACAATGACTATTTAAGGGTACTTATTTCTGCGACCTAAATCCAATATAGGCAGAAATCATAGTATAGAAACATAACAAGTAAACTTTGATATAACGATGTAAACACATTGTAAAAACAATGGTAGGTTTTCCCAACTTTTTTTT